GCTTTTTAGTTTCTTCTGAGCGTTCGGCTATTCGTGTTACTTTTGAACTATTAACCCCGTTTTCGCCTCTATATCGTCTAACGTTTCCCCTTACTGATTCCAAACTATTGAAATCTAATTTATGATTCTCAAAAATCATTCTTGCAATAGCCATCGTTGAAGCTTTTGAAAATTTATCCAGATATTGCAGGATAATATCTTTTTTGTAAGTTGTAGCGTTTTGGTTTCCTTTTGTTGACATAATTTTAAGTTTTAAATTAGCTTATAAATATACTTTATAAGGTTTTTTGAAAATATACTAAAGCTTCTTTTTTTCGTCTATTTACCAAACCTTGAACAACGACTTTATTTGACTTTGTCCATCTTTTAAATTCCGATTTAATAGCTAAATCATTCGGGTTTTCGTTTACTTTTTTTAATAGTGTTGAACTTGCAAAATTACCCGTTCCTACATTGTAAGCAAATGAAGTCAAAGCATTAAATTGATTTTGCGTTAATTCTACTTTAACCATTTCATTAACTCTTTTAGCAAACCTATCAGCAACTTCCTTAAATATTTCAAGGGCATACTCTTTTGTGATTTCATCATCTAGTAAAGTCACTCTTTTACCATCTGGATAGTAAGTGTTACCATATCCAATAGTGCTAACTTTAGCCGAACAAAGATAAGGCGTAAGACTAAGACCTTCAAATTCACATATCAATTTATAGCCGTTTTTATCAAGTTTCATATTTATAAAGTAAAAAATCCCTAATCACTCGCTACAAATGAAAAGGGATGTTATTTTTTTTATGTAGCGATTACCAAATGTAACTAATTAATTTTGAACAAACTAATTATCTTTCAATCTTTTTGCACTATTTTTAAATTCAGTTTCAAAATCCTGTGACTTAATAATTTGGTCGAATGTAAAATTATTTAATTCGTCGGCTATGTTTTTATTATGCAACGCCCGTAAATTTTCTTCTTCTAACCTCTTATTTATTTGGTGTTTATCAAATCTAATCCAAGCATTTAAAATAATAACTAATAACCCAACAACGGTTGAAACGGTTACTAAATCTGAGTTCAAAGTTGGGAATATTCTATTTATATGTCCTATACCCTGTAAAGCAACAAACTCAAAAACGTTTACACCCCAAATAACGTAGCCCAAATATTCTGCAATTTTTAAAATTCTCATTCTGTTAATTCTTTTTCTTTTCTTATGTTATACACCGAGTACCCGCCTACTGCTAAAAATCCTATAAATACAAACTCCTTTACTTCAAACGTTGGAATGAAAGATGGTAAAAAAGCGTAAATTAACGCACCATAAAAAGAACTTACGCTTTGTATTCTTTTATGCTCAAACTTGCCTTTAGGTCGAAGTGTATCGTTAATTAAATCTTTTAAAATCATTTTTTAAATCTGTCCCAATTAAAATTCCTTTCAATCCAAAATATAAAAGGTGTTGCTATTATTAATAAATTCCAAAATATAAAAGTTTGATAATTGAATCTTTGGTATTCATCTACAACCTTAAACAATAGATATACACCGCAAAAAATAAAAGAATCCCTTTGTAGTTTGTTAAGTGATTTGTATTTTGTAAAAAAAACAATAACAGATGCAAAGTAAACTATAGTGTCTAACGTGTTTAAAGTTTGCCACACCTTAGCGTACCAATCAGTATTTAAAACCGACAAGCACGCTAAATTATAGCATAGTAATATGATACCTAAGTTCTTCATTAATCTCGAGGCCTAGGCGCACCAATTCCAATCGGCACTACTTCAAAAACATTTGCGCCACCTATTAACGGGTCGCTAAAAGCTTCAACTAAGTGTCCGCTATCCTCAGCACTTTGGATAAAACTTTCTGCATAATTTGAAGTATCAAATCTTTGAGCCTCAAATACATTATCTGTATAAGTCACGCCTTTAACCGTAATCCCATCAAGTCCTAAAACTACATCTTTTAGATAGTTTTCTGTTCCTTTGATTCTGATAACTGTTGCTTTTTCTGTCATTTTATATAAATTTTATTAGTTACTAATAATTAATCGTATTTATTACTACTTGTTCTTTAATTGGTTGCAATTCCATAGACGTAGGGTTTACTAATTCTTCAACCCAACTAATCATAATTGATTGTTCTATATCTTTAATTGGAATAAATGTATTAGATGAAGGTAATGGTAGCTCTAATGTTCCTCCAATACTCTCAAATCCCTCTAAAGAATAATCCCAAGTTAATTGTATAATAACATCATTGAAGTTTTCTAATGAGTTAACATATCTTATTGATTTTATTTTTATCATATTTAATTATTTGCTATTACTATCCAGTTCGTGCCTGTTGAAACTACGTGTATATACTTATTTACAACTCCTAAAGTTGCAGTAGTAACTCCGTCAATAGTTTGTGATGAAGTTGTAGCTACTGTTACAACCGATGCGCCTGTGTTTTTTATAATATAATGTTTTCCAGTACAACCAACCGCAGTTGGTAAAGTTGCAGTTACTATTCCGCTTGTAATGTTTATTAAATAATCCGAAGTTTTAATAGCATAATTTGCAGTTTCGGCTCGGTATGGTAACACTACACTACCATTTACAACTTCTATTGCTCTAAAATCGGCAGCTGATGTTAAAGTAGGGTTTATATAAAGACCTCTTGTGATTCCACTTGCACCACCTGTTTGGTTAATTGTAGCGTTGTAAGTTATTGCGTTAGTTGTACCAGTTCCAGATGTTGGAGAAAAAGGTCTATTAATAGTTAATAAATCAACATTTCCCGAAGTAGTTGCAAAAACAGTTCCACTATAAGTTAAACTTCCTATTCCTGATAAAGTTGTAACGACTACTTGTGTTGTTGTTACTACTCCAGCTTTACTAACTTTAAATTGACTAACTCCACCAACTTGTAAATCCATTAAATTAGCACTCGCTCCAGATGCAGTATTTGTTACATTTAATTTTAATGCTATTGGATTACCTGTTGTATTCCAAGTTTGAGCCAAATCTAAAACACCAATTGCGGAAGTTCCTGTTTGTGTAGCACCAACCCCTGTTATTAATCCTGTATAGCTTGGTGATGCTGAGTTTAATTTTAAAGCTAAAGCATCAAAAACACCATTAGAACTAACCGCATTACTACTACCATCTGTCGGGGTTGCATCGACTGAAGGTATATCACTTAAATGTGCTATCGTTCCGTTACTGTCTTGTAGTGTGTATTTTCGGGTATCTGTTAATAAATCAGTTGAAATTCTAGCCATAATAGCACCATCTTTAGATAATACCGTTTGTCCATTCTCGTCAGCACTTGCATTTTCACCCAATAGATTAACATAACTAAAACCGTTTTCAAAACCAGCGCCACCACCTAAAGAATTAACGTGTCGGCCCACATTGTCATAACCAGCACCCGAACCAACGCTAAACACTTCATCGATTAAATCGTGGTTATTATCTAAAACCTCTTGAAGTGTTGGTATTACTATATTTTCATAAGTATAATTCCCGCTTCCATCACAATAAAAAGTTATTGCCTGACCTATTTTATCTAAAAATACCGTACCGTCTGTAATTCCGTTTAATGTTTTGCCACTTCCAACTGCTATAATGATTTTGAACGCAGCGATTCCAACTGTTTGGTGTGCATCTTGAATGGTTATTGTTTTGCCAGCGATAACGCCCGAACTCGGCAAAGTCCATGTTCTGTTAGCAGTTAAATCAACGCTCGTTATCGCTCTTGTAGTACTAGCTAATATCGTAGCGTTTGCATCGCCTATAGTTTGAATGGTATTGATAAATCCTAAGTTAACTAATTCTAAAGCGTTTGACAAAGATAAGGCACTATCGTATCTAAGTGGTACATTCGCACCGTAATAACCGCCAGCATTTAAACCAAATTTTTGAGTGCCACCAAAGTCTGAAAGTCCACGACCAGCAAGAATAAATATGTCTTGACTTGTTATAAATCCGCCATCCCCGTGAACCGCCTTAGTAGTGTATAATGTATTTCCGCTACCACCAAGAGCAATAAAAGGCATTGCTTCAACTAACCAACTATCAGTAGCTAATTTAGTTAAGATAAAAGCACTTCCTCCATTACCTACCAATCCTAAAGGGTCTGTTAATGTAACCCCAACCGCTCCAGCTACTGTAAAAGTAACATTGTTTGTGTTTATCGCTTGTAAATAAATTCTGTCTCCAATTCCAAAAGCAACGGTTGCGTTTGTTGGAATGGTAACTGTTTTATTTGAAGTACTTGAAAAAGGTATTAAGCTATTAGAATCCGCTAATACTAAAGTGTAAGTAGTTCCCGTTTGTGTTGGTCGAATTGTTAAATTACCTCCTCCAACATCGGACATAGTCGCAAATGGGTTTACTCCCGTTGGAGCGTTTGCATTTTGAATAGCTTGTAATTGGTCGTTAGTCAATCCCGTAATATTTAAATAAGGTGTGTAACTTAACGCTATTAACCTCGCTAATAACAAAGCAACCGTGGCAAAGGTTTCGTCTACATTTGCTCCCGTTTCATCTCTAACTATTATGTTAGCTATTGGGACTTCAATATTTGGAACATTTGCACCGTTTTTACATTGAAGTATATAAGTTTGAGCAACGGAATCTAAAACAATATCAAAAGAACTAATATTAACTTCTTTTGAGTTGTTATTAAATAAGTGCCAAAATCCGCTAGTTCTTTTGATTATTTCAAACATTATCTTACTATTTTAAAAGTGAAATCTCCACTTGCTGGATTTACTGAACCGCCTGATTTGTTATGTACAACAAAGGATATTTCGTCATTTGCAGTTGCTATTGGATAACCTACTATTAAATCAGCAGTTATTAAAGCTACTGGATAAGTCATTTGAACAAAATCGCCAACTCTTGCACCAATAACCGAAGCTACAACAACTACACTCGAATTACTTCCTATACTTCCAATATCAATAGTTTCTGTAGATTCAATTACAGTATCTAACGGAGCAGTATAAATACTAGGCTCGGTGTTTTGGTTAATGTCGTTTAACTCTAGTTTCATACCATCAATAAACAACTTCTCTCCACTACCAAAGCTATCACTTTGTGCGACATATTGAAAGGTTACAACGTCTGTTTCTAACAAAGGTATCATTATTTGGTTATAGTAACAATTCCAATTACCCTCTACAAATCCGCTTGTTGCATCTAATGTTTGAGTGAAAGTTGTATCTGCTATATTGATTCCGTTTACGAAAATTTTAATTGTAAAATCAACTATTGAACTCGGATTGCTTTTATATAACCAATATTGTAAAATGTAATTACCATCTACTTCAATTGTTGTGTCCATAGAAGTACCCGTACGATTAAACTCAAACTCGCCAGTATCTAAGAAAGTAACTTTTAAACAAGAGTTACCGTACATATACTTCTCGGTTGTGTTGTCGGCTTGTCCATTACTACCTCCGCTTACAGTATTCCAAGTAAAACTTGGCGAAATTGGAAATAAAAATTCTTTATTTAATAAATTAGGCGTTGTTATTGCCTTGTTTTGATATGATAAAATACCTAGTGCCATAGTTTTAAATTTTAGTCGTTAGTTTCGTAAAAACCATTAATAGTGTAATCAGTAGCTATTAACATAGGTCGCCCGTTTTTAATTGTTCCCGTTGTTGTTCCTCCGATAAACTGCATTACAATACAAGTAGATGTACCAAGTTGACTTCCATTTATGTAGAAGATTTTATTATCTTTTGGTTTAAACTCTGCAGTTGTAAAAGTTGCGTATGTACTTAGCGTTGGTAAGGTAGAACTTCCGAAAACTTTTATAATCCCATTAACGTAGACTTTGTTGCCTACTTTGTTAAAGTCTAAATTATAATCAGCACTTGCATAGGTTTTAGTTATTACATTTGTTGTAGCATCTGTATCGTTTACAGAAGATTTCCAAAGTTCGTTAGTGTACTCTAAAAGCGCATTTCTAACTTTTACAATTGTTACTACAATTGATATAAAAGCGTTTACCGTTGATGTGAATGTAGCTTTATTTGCCATTTTATTAAGTTGTTAAAAATTCTATGTTATCAAATTCCGTATCGTCAAATTCTCCGTTTGTTATAGTTGTAATCCATTCGTTAAATGCATATCCTTGCCAAAGTTCAACTCCATTACCTACTCCGTTTGGTTTAACTACAATTGAATATACGCCATTAGCATAAGTGTAAGTTTGTAAATCGTCTAAATATAATCTATTGCCAGTAATTGAATAAACGTTTGATGTTAAAACCAAAACGTTATTTTCCCAAAGTTCATATTCAAAACTTGGAAGTGTAAAAGGTATTTTATTAAAATCAATGTACATTCCAAACGTTCCAACTCCTATATTGAAGTTTGCTAAAGTGTAAATTGAATTGTTAAAGACAAACCTTGCAGACGGAGCAAACGGCTGGAATAAACCATAGCTAAAAGGCAAAGTTTCATCTTGTGGATTAATTGTAAATTCAGCTGGTAAAAAGTTTGTTTGGTCAACCCTTTCATTTGCTTGAAAATCATTAACCGTAACACGTTGACTATCTACATAAATAAACGGACTGTCAAACATCGCATCCAATCTGTCGTTGATGAATAAATCAACGTTATCAATTAGATACTTTCGTTTATATGTCGTTATATTTCTGAAATTAGTTTGCTTACCGCTATATTTAGTGTATTGCGTTAAATTCTTTTCATTAACTGGACTTTGGTCGTAACAGTTAACTATTCGTACCGATTGAATTTTAAAACTCGCTAAATCGTAAGCTATTCCGTTAATTTCAGTTGGAGAATAGAAGTCAAAACGTGTTGATAAGTCGGGATAAGTAACTAAGAAGTTGTAAGAATACCATTTGTTACCGTTTGTATTATCGGTTATTCTTAAAAATAAAGGCGTTGTATAAAAGTCAATTCCTATAAATCCGAAAGTATATTCAATTTGTTGAACTCCAAACCTATCAATAAAACCATTATAATAAAAGTTACTACTTATGTTAGCTTTTACCGTTTCGCATTGGTCCACTAATTCAACAGTAATCCCACCAACAAAGCTAATATCTGTAACTTCATTTGTAATAACGTGGAATAGTTCGTTTGGTTTTTGTACTACAAAACCCTTATAATTTAGTTTGGCTATTGGAGTGTCGTCGCCTCGCTTCGCACTTGCAAAGTCATTTTTATACAACTTGAAAAAACTAAAATCTCTATTCATTATATTAATGCGTTCAATGCGGTTACTAAATTTCCTATTGAATTATATGTAACGTTGTTCAAAGATACAAAATTGTATTCATATAAATTACATATTGATCTACTTTGGTCATCAAAAAATTGTATAAAATTATTTTGTGTTTGAAACCAATTAGCGTTACCACTTAAATTATACCTTACATCGTTTACAAATAAGTCACTCCCGATAACATCAACTTTCAATATCTGAGGACTATATTTTTCTTCTAAGGTTAAATTTAACTCGTTTGTAGATACGTTAAACGAACGATTTTGAACATAACCAAGTATTACATTTCCTTTTAAATCTAAGCATCTAACAAATCCTTTACGTCTTAAACTTCCTACTCCTGTCGTGTTTGGTAACTCGTATTTATTTAAGTAATCAATTTCATCTTGCCAATCACTTGCAACCGTTAAATTGATTATTTTACCAGTTAGTATCGGTGTAGGTAATTGACTAAATAAAATATTTGCATCCTCAGTTACGGGTGTACTTTCGGTTGTTAATTGCGTTTGTAAAGCACCGTTATTTTTAAAGTAAGTGTTTATTATATCTTTTTGATTGTACTGAACAAACGAAGCGATATATTTAAACCATCGCATAAAATTACGTTTGATTGTAAAGTTTAAATTACCGAATTTATCACTAACGCCATTAATTAAACTAAATCCTTGATTTGTTCTAGTTTGCCATAATACATTAGTGTAAGGATGGTTTAAAGCAATAAAATACGTTCCATCAGGTATTGAATAGCTAAATTGAGGTGTTAACGTTAATATCGATATAGTAGTTGAAACAACCGTATAATTACCCGTTAATACGCCTACAATAGAAACGTTTTGACCGTTATTAATTCCGTATCTAGTCCAATTTACTTCTGTTTCTGTGCTGGGGTCGTTAAAATCTCGGTTTAATATTTCAACATTTGAACCGTTTACTCTAACCGTAAAAGCACCCGTAATAACTCCCGAACTATTAGGAGCAAGTTGTGTCATTTCTTCCAAGCACAACGTATCATCATTATCGGTTGAAGTGGATGGCTTGCTTATTTCTAAATTTATTATATTTTGTTGCTCTAACGGATCACGTACAAAGTCAATCTTAATTTCTTTTTTGTTTTCAACTTTATCGTTTTGTACTCGATTTTGACTGTCGGTGTGTACGCTTTCGTTTGTTCCAGTAAGTTGACGGTCTTGAGCGTATTTAGAATAAATAAAATCTAATCGATTAGCTGCAAATCGCTCATTTACATCAATGGCTAACTCATTGCTTGGAACTTGGTTATAAACGCCAATTTCATCATTTGTATAAAATTTATCGTATTCATCAATAAACATTTCATTCTCTAATAACTCAACGTCCTGACAACATTCCATTAAATTTTCAGTCAAATCTTTAAAAGTAGTGTACATATTATCAACTCTTTGACTTACTGTTGATTTGTTGAAAACCGCTTGGTTATGATACTTACCGCCTACATCCAACAAAGGAGCGTAAAAAGGTAAGTTTCTAAACATCAAATTAGATTGTTTGTATAAATCAACTAATCTAACGGCTTTAATTACATTATCTAAAGGGTTTGCCGTTGCGTTTAATGTTATTTTAGAACCACCCCCAAAAGTAAAACCGCTATTTCTTCTAAAATATACTGCTACACGTTCGCCAGTAAATACAAAAGGAATAGTAACTGTATTTTGATATACGTTATTTGTTCCCGTACCTACGGGTAATTGTATTGTTATATCGTGACTTATAGAAACGTTATTAACGCCAACTAATATTTTTAAAACTAATTGGGTTGCAGATGGTGTGTAATAATTTAAATCAAAAGTTATTCTTAAATTTGTTTTTGTATTTCTTGCTTTTATATATGAATAACTAAGTAATGCGCTTGTAGGGTCAACGGGATAAGTTGACATAAAAGTTAAAGTGTCAGTTATTCCGAACTTGGTATAGTTTTTTATAGGGTTTGCAAACGGAATCAAAACTGACGTATTTATAATCTCATTTTGAGTTAACTCAAAAATACTTTCTTCTTGAATTGCAACCGAACGTTTTAAATAATTAAACGTTTGTAACGGCGCAATAGTTTGACCAAATACGCCTTTATCAGCAAACATATTTAACTTATCGTCATAACGTCTTTTATAATCCATAACATTACTGTTATCGATTAATTTACATTGAAAATAAGTATATCCATCGGTTACTTCTTTGTCGTTTGCATCTAATCCGTAAATCTTAAAATCTACACCATTAACAGTAATTTTAAAATCAACGTTTAACTCAAATCCGTATTTATTGAAAATATAAAGTAGCCATTGCAAACCGTAATCCAAATTGTCGCTTTGGTCTCCTTGTGGGTTTATTGTTTGAATAGTTGTAGCCAATCCCTCAAAAGTATTTACAAAGCGTAACTTATCAATAGCACCGTATTTGATGGAACGTGCAAATCTGTTAGGCTCTTGGTCAACTACGAACTTTGCACCATCGAAACCAATCGGCTCAGCTATTTCATACCAATTCGTATGTCCTAAAGAATTGAACTTTAGCCAAAATTGTAATTCGTTTGTATTTAAAGGATTATTCATTTATACTGTTTTACCTATTCCACGAATGCGACTGTTAGCGATTTCAACTGTTTGCTTGTGTTTTTTAACTACTGTTTTCAAATCTCCGTTTGAAATTAACTGACTAAATTCTGCTTTGTTTTCAATGGCGTTTACAATAGATTTCACTTGGCTATCTGTTAAACCACCGTTATTGTTTACTTCAACTTTTGGCATTGATATACCGTTATTTAAAAGCATATTGTTAAGTCCGTTGTCAAACATTAAAGCACTTTCAGAAGCCGTAAATACTTTCGTGCCTTTCGGTGCATTTAATACCTTATTTCGCTCGTTAAACATTCTCATTTTACCATCAGGGGTTTGTACAATTTCTTTGTAGTTGCTTCCTTTCTGGTCGTTGATTTTCATTAATCCTCCTTTGTGGTTATCTGTTCCGTGTTCGTACTCAGGAATTGGAGTGGATGAAATAAGTCCAATTTGAATAGCACCTAAAGCTCCAATAAGTACAGCTAATGGAATTCCTTTAGGTCCTTCAGCTAATGCCGCAACTACACCTTGTGCAGTATCAATTATCGCATTAAATATTGCAGTCTTTTTTGCTTCTTGTGCTTTTTTACGTTCGATTTCTTTTCGTCTTTGCTCATATTGTCGTTCGATTTCTTCACGCCCCGCAACGTTTTCGCCAGCAAAAGCCAAAGCAATTTCTTTTTCTTGGTTTAAGTTTTCAAGTGCATTTTCAAAACGTTGGTTTTGCATTTCCGTAATCTTATTAAAAACGTCTTGAGCAACGTCTCCAACTGCTTGAAAAGTAACCGCCATTTTTTCGCCTAAAGTATCAGCCCCTTTCATTAACTTATCAAAAGTACTCATTCCGTTTTCGTCGAAATCAAAAAACATTTTAGCGGAATTTAAACCAATATTGTCAAACGCTTTATTGAAAGCATCGGATTGTAAAACTTTTAACCAATCTTCAGTAGCTTTTTGCAAAGCAATCATTTCTTTTCGGGTTCTTTCAGCTTCGTTGATGGTGTCATAAAATACTTCTTCATCACTTAATAAAATAAAATCCTCTTGCGCTCCGGTTGTTTTTTTAACAGAACCGTATAATTCGTCATAAGTCTTTTTTAAAGAAGCTAGCGTGTTTATTAAAATTTCATAATCGCCATTTAATATAGAAGTAGAATTTATTTGTTCTTCTAACAAACTAAAAGCGTTTTCAAAGTCTAACTTTGATAAAAATTCTTGAAGTTGTGTTGCTTTCTCTAGTTCTTTGTTTTTCTCTTTTATAGTTTTTACTTCTTGATATTTTAATAAAATACTTTCTTTTTGCTTTTCAATAGCAAAGCTTGTAAGTGTTGTGTTAATTTTGTCTTGTTCCGCTATATCTTTATCTAAGCTTAATATGTCTTTTTTTAATGATTGTATTCTATCAGCTAAACTTAAAACCTTAAAAGCATCTACATCGCTTTTCCCAGTTTGTATTTTCTGCATTCTTTTAACAACTATTTCATAATCAGCAGTGGCTCTGTTTAATGCTTTTTGAGTTTCAAGTTTTTCTAACTCAAAATCAATTATTTTGGCTTGGTTTTCTGTTATTTTTGAAACCGCTGCGTTAGCTTTTGCTCTTGACAAAATAGCATCCGTAAGTGCTTTTTCAGCTAATGCAGTATTTCCAGCAAGTATTTGTTCTTTTTCTAAGTTACCAAAATAAGCTGGATATGTAGATTGTAATTCTTTAACGGCAATCATTCGTTCTTTATAACTTAATGCCGTATCTTTTGCAATAGCTAATAACGCTTGTAGATTTACAGTTTCTTCAACTGCGTTTTTTCTACCCTCTTGGTTTATGTCGTTTAATTGTTTTTGACTTTCTTTAACGGCGTCAATAGATTTGCTTGTTTTGGTTAAACTACCAATCCACTCGCCAATCTCTTTTCCATAAACCGTTAATAAAGTAATACCAACACCTAACAAAGTTTGCCAACTAAAAAAAGCACTTCCTAACTGACTTAATATGCTTGTTGTTGGCTTACCTTCTTTTTGAAGTAACTTATTTTGCGCAATAGCATTACCAATAGCATCGGTAAAAATTGGAATATTGTTAGATAATGCCATAAACCCCGTTTGAACGGAATAAGTAAACGCTGGCATTTCACGAGTTAATTGATTAATACTATTAGATAACGGATTAAATGCACTTGCGTAATTACCTACATTACGTTGATGCTTGCCCATCGTAGCATCAACCGCTTTTAATGTTTTATCATACGTTTGTATTTTACCTTGTAAAAAATCGTATCTTTTACTTTCTTTATCAGTTAATGCAATACCTAACTCTCGACGTGTAGCCAAATTTTTATATTCAGCAGATAACAAGTTCATTTTAGCCTGAATCTTATTATAAATATTTTCGGAAGCATTTAGTTTTGCTTGTTCTTTATCAATAGCCGTCAATGCTTTTTGACGTTGTGCATCCAACGCTTGACGTGATTTTGTTTCATTTTCTAACGCTCGCATCGTCTTTGCTATTGCGTTATTTTCAGTAGCTTTCTTCTCTACTAACTTTTGTATTTGTATTTGAAGTTTACGGATTGTTTCTTCTTGCTTTTGATAGTCAATAGTTAATTGTTTAATCGCTCCATCACTTCCGCTTGGTGTCGAAATACCTTTCATTTTTTGGTTGACCTTATCGACATTTGCAACCATCGTTAAAAGTTCCGCATTTGCAGTAGTTAAGTCCTTTAAAGCCGATGGACTTAATAATTCTATAAATTCTCCGTTTGCCATTTTTTACTTTTTTCGTGCTTGTTCAACTTTTTGCTCGTAAATCTTTTTACTTCTTTTTGCGTATGCGATGTATTTGTCTAACATAATTCCATCGGCAATAGTTCTATCAATTACGCCCTCCATTGCTACTATATCATCTTCGTAATCAAAAGCCTTTGACTTGCTTTTTTTAATCATATCTTCAAACTCGGATTTCAATGGCGTTAAATCATTTTGAATTATACCGACATCAACCGTTAAAATGCGTAATACCTCACTTGTAAAAGAAACCGTTAAATCAAAATCAATATTATAACCCTCTTTTAAACTTTTAACAAAATCGGCTTTCATTTCCTTTGTCGTTTCGTTATAGTGGTAAAAGTGTAGAACTTGCTTTAAAACGGCTATTTTGTACTCTAAAGTTGCTATTTCTTTTGTTAATTCTAAATATCTTTTTGCTTCTACATTCTCGGATTTAACGAAAAAATCATCGTAAATAGAAACAAATACTGCCTCCAATCCCTTTTCACTTGGTTTTGGTTTTAATAGCTGAAAGTTCTTTGATTGTAATATTTCAAAGAAAGTCTTAGCTGGGATGTTATCTATATTGTTGTACTTAGGCAATTTTGTAATTCTTTTTAATTTGATAAACTAAAGTTATTCGATAAATATTATTTTGTCTTTCGTTAAACCAATCTTGATTAATTCCTAAAATGTCTCGACCATAACGACCAACTAAATTATAAACGTCATTCATTCCAAAAATAAACTTACCGTTTTGCTCGTTTCTAACAAATAAACTTCGAGCAGTTGAGTAAGTGTATAGTAAATCTACATAACCATCGGCTTTTGGATTGATATAGAGTTTAAGTTGTCTGTACTCCTCATCTCTATAAGTTCCTATCCTATCCCCACTAGGTCTAAGTCCTAACTCAAACTCATTTATTTTTTGTTCTTTTAGTCGCTCTTGGTCGCTTAGAACTATCTCCGACACTATTTTTTGCATCGTCGCTTTGTTCAATAACGGTTGCAACCTTCTCATATATTCCTTTGCTGATATTGCCATCTTCTTTATGTTTACCACAATCCAAACATTTACACTCTTTGCTAATATTCGGATTATTTATAAATTCGTTAATCGCCTCCTCATTTCTTTGGTTTGTTCTTTTTAAAATCCACTCCCTTTTTTGCTCTTTACATAGTTTTAACCACGCATCAGCATCACTTCCAAAAAGCAACTTACCAAAAATATCTAATTGTTTTACTTCCATAATTATTGATTTAAAAAACAAAATGCAACCAAAATTAATTGATTGCATTTCATCCTTGTTTTATTCGCTTTACAAATATAGTAAATTATTCTTTATAAAACTATGATACTGGCGTAATTGCACTTGTAGTACCTTCATAATATTTAGTTCCTACTTTTGCAACCGCAACCGAATTAACCGAATCGTACAATTGAACTACAATACTACTTGCAGTTGTAAAAGCACTTGTAGGCTCAAATTCCCACTCTTGTGTAGTTGGCTCATAAAGTAATGTACCTACTTGGATTACATCAGCAACACCATCAATAGTACATCTTAAATTAGCAATAGCCAATCCAAGTAAGTTACTAGCTAAGTTCATTTTAAATTTAGCTTTGAAGTAAACCTTACCATCTGAAACATCAGCACGACCAGTCATAACAATATCTGTAATTGGAAGTAACGTATTTGCATCAAAACCAAGTGTACCTCTATCAACAACCGCAGTATTTAGATTATATTCTGTTGAACTTGTTAACTGAATAACTGTATTAGAATAACCACTTACCGCACCATCCGTGTGCATAAACGTACCCGTGTTGAACATACCTAAAGTATAACCGCTTAAAGTCGTGTTGTTTAATACTCCAGCAATACTACCATCTTCAAACACTAAAAGTATCTTATACGCTTGGAAGCTATTCATTGAGTACAAAGCACGAGCATAAGACCATCCTTTTAAGAATTTAAAAGTAAGCATTACAAGTCCATTACGAACAACAGACATAATACCACCTTGATATTCTTCTGTAGTTGCTTCGGGTGTACCGTTAACAACTTCAACCGCTCCCAATACTGGGATAAAAGTACCTTGTTGAATTAAGTCGTTAATTTCGGCTTGGTCAAAAGTTCCACTTGTAGTATCTATTGACCAATCAGGCGCAACGGCAATCATCCCCGTGATACGCCCGTTATTTAATATGCAATCAGGAACGCCCAAATTTTGAACGCTAGTATTGCAGTTTCTTTGATTTACTAAAACCATTTTTTATGTTTTTTTTAATTAATTAAAATATATCTTCTCTAACGCAATTAGAAGTATTGAAAAAAGTAATTCCTAAATCTAAAACAATAGCGTTCCAAACGTCTATTTGTTTAGTTTGCGATTCTTCTTTATAGCTTACCGAGTAATTAGGCACTCTTTCACTATTGAAATTACTATCATCATAGCGACTAATTCCGCTTAAACTTAACCCTGTTAAAAGATTGTTAACTATCGGTTGTAATAAAACCTTAAAATCATTCTCATACTGAAACGGGTTTAACTCCGATTCATTTAAAGAGCGAGTTGCTATAATTATACGTGCTTTGCGTGTAACGCTTGGCTCTCGTAAATCATTCTCATCTACTCCAGTTGATAGCCAAATTAAGGGATATTTTGATTGACTTTCAGGCAATAGCAAGTACTTATTCAATACTTCAATAGTACCCCAATTGTAATTCATTGGAAATACATTACTTCTAGCATCTGTTATCGATGGTAAAAGTTCTATTATTCTACCTAATTGCTCCTCAAAAACTATCATATACCGAATGAGTTTTTTGTATCGTAAAACGCTCTAAATTTATCTTGTGACCAATCTACAAAATCAGCTTTTTTGTCTACTAAATATTTATACAAAGAAACTTCAATTTCATTATTAAAACCAAACCAATCGATAAACTCGCCATCATTGTAAATGATAGGTGCAGTTAAATAACCGCCTTGATATTGTTGTATAAAGTTTGCGTTTGCATTTGCTATCTTGTAAGCTGGTGTATGTAAATTTGCACCTTGTGGATTAACTTTAGTGTCTCCGATTGCTGACAATCTACTGTTAGTGTTGGTTACAAACATTTCGTAAATTCTATTTTGAAGTAAACCATAATCATAGTCTAATCCGTTCCAAATTTTACCATCGTATTCGTCGCCTTGCACTAACTTTTTATAAGAAGCGTAAAGCGGATTGTTTATATCCGCTAACGCTAATTGAAGTGTATTATAAGTTTGTAAACCTAACGCATTAATTAACAACTCTCTTTCAACTTTTGTAATCAATAAAGTTAACGCTTCATTATTGTTTGGTGTTGCCATAGTCAAATTAGACTGAGGAACTGCCACACTCAAAGGAATGTTTAACTCATTTGCTTTTTGAAATTGCGATATAGTTGTTATGTTCGGCATTATTTATCGGTTTTTACTTCTTTTACTTTTTTCTTTGTTTCGTACAAATGAGCATCTTCTTTAGCTACTCTAGTAGTTTTACCGTTGTAGGTAACCTCTACCGTTGTATCATATAGATGGCTCATTACGGTTTAGTTAATGCAGTAATCGCATCGCTAAAGTCACCATAAACGAAAGCACCGTAATGATTAGATTTTACTCTTTGAACCAATCTAGCCTCAGCCAAAATAGTCACTAAGTTTTTAGTAAAATCATCATTCTCATAACCTACATTAATAGTCAATCCTTCTTTGAATCTTACTCCAGCTTTGCTAAAGTCGCCTACTAAAAATTTATCTAAAGTAACTCCAGTATTTGCAACAACTCTAATTCCTGATACAATAGTACCATCAAGCGCAGCGAATGGAGGCATAATGTATTGACCATCACTAGCTTTTGACAACTCCATTGCGGTTACATCCGTTGGGTGCAATACAATGTAAGTAGGCTCAAACAAGTTAACACGAACTTGATTGATAGCAGTTCTTAAAACATCCCATCTTGTTGGTGTTGGAATAGCTAAAGCAAAAGCACCAGCAGCCCAAGCAGTCGCATTAGTTACAATACCTGTTAAATTAACAGTCAATCCCGTACCGTTCAATAATTGGTCATCGATTTTCAAGTTAATTAATTCCGTTAACTCTTGGTCAATTTCAGAACGCATTAATTGAACATCGTCTAACATTTCTTTTGTTATTTTGATGTAAGCAGTTACTTTCTTAACGTTTGCAGAAGCTACAACCAAATCAAAATCAGCTTGTGATTTAGCAGCACCCTCAGCAGTCATTGCAGCACCACCCTCAACATTCTTTTGCTCAACCCATTCCCAAACGTTCGACATAATTGTACCAACGTTAACCAATTCTAAAATAAAAGGGTTACGTCTTACAATTCTAGTGATACCAGCTTCTCTTTCAGCTTGTGGTATTTGTCCTGTTGTGTTTGTAGACAAAGCCATTGTACCAACCGTTTTCAAAGTAATCTGAACGCTTGCGCCCGATTTCTCTTTCATTGCTTTTAGTTCTTCAGCCTTTTCAGACAATAAAGAAGATAAAGTCTCAGGCGTGTTGCTAGGGATTCCTTTAGTTTCTAATTCTAAAATACGCAAAGCCACTTCTTCAATGTTTGATTTTAAAGTAGATACTTCTTCTCCTTTTGTTTCTAAGTCTTTTACTTGTGACAAAACTTGAATAAGTTCAGCTTTTGTAACCGATTCTGTTTTCATTGTGTCTATTTTAAGACCCAACTCTTTAATTAATTCATCCATTTTTTTAAAATTTACTTAATAATTCTTTTAATAATTGTGTTTGTTTCTCTGTTTGAAGTGATTTCTCGGCTTCGTTGTCAAGAGTGTCATCCAACGGCTCTTGTTTATTTTCTAAAGTAGGTGTCGCAGAATTACTACCCATTACAACCGCACTACCTTCTATTATCTTTGCTTCGCTTACTATCCACATATACCCTCTTTCGTCTGCTAATTCTTTATTAGCTACAACAGGATAATATTTATCCCATAACTCTTTATACTCTTTGTCGTAATCAGCTTCCGAATTAATCGCTAATTCTAAATTAACGTAACGCATCCCAACACTATGATTTTTTACCCATCCGTTAGCATATTGTTTTAACATAAACCCGTTACGCAATCTGTCAATAGTACTTTCAAATACTAAAGCCTCTGTTTTGCCCTCGTATGGTAATCCTAGTTGCTTCCAAGTCATTGACTGAACCAAACCTTTAGCACTATCGCTAATAACGTGACTAAAGTCTCTATTATGCTCTTGTAAGTGTAAGAATGTTTTATTATCAGCTACCGACTTATTCCAAATGCCGTTAATATGTAAATCCCCGTGACTATCTAGAAAGTTGGTAGTATTAATAACCACTTTTACATCTAAAGTATTAGGCAAATCAGCACTAGCAATAGCTTTATCAATGTTGTTTTTAGATATATTTTCAACGTAACCGTAAGAAATTGCATCGGCATTTTTAGTAACTGATTTTTTCAAAGAAATTAACTCCTTTTTGTGTTCGGTTAATGCTTTAAATAATTCCTCTTTCGTTTCAAAATCTCTATCTGGAAATTCAATAACTTTTATCATTTGGTAATAATTTTATCCTTCGTCAATATTTTCTTTTTATCAATCAAACTACTCTTTAAATCAGGGTTTAAATCCTTTTTTTCGAGTTGTTTATTTATTTCCGTTAGTGTTAGCTTAGTACTCATAAACCTATCTTCATTTTAAATTCATTACTCATTTTTATTGCTTCATTTGATGTTATAGTACCATTTTCAATCCCTAACTTAATAACCTCTTGCAACTCTTTAAACGATGTTAATTTTTGATTTAATATTGATTGCATAAAAGCCAGATGGTCATAACTTGCTATCAACTTTTCGCCTTTGTCAAATAATCCCCATTGTTGGCTAAGTGAGTTCATTGTGTTGGTTGCAGTTGTTTGAATTGAATTTTGCACCCAACTAATTAATCCTTGATTTTGATTTTCAAAAGTTGAATCCTTAGCAAAATAGTTAAGAATGTTTTTATTCATTTCAAACGCTAAAAGACATTTGTTTGCATCATCAGCAAATTGCTCATCTAAATACAAACGCTTCATATCAGATACTAAATGTTTGGCATCTATTGAAGTGTTTGTTATGATTGTACTTTGACGTTCTAATTTTGAATAGATATCTTTACGGTCATCATCTTGTATTTGCGATTCGTTACCATCGCCTTTGTTTTGAACTAAATACTTTTGAGACATTTTAAGATTCATATTTTTTGACCTTAAATTCTCATCAATGTTTTGTAACACTCTTGAAATTCCTTTTACTCTACTCGGTGAAGTAAAGAAGCTATTATTTGTTAATCCGTTTGACAAATCGTACAAAGGAACTATCTCCGAAAGCTTTAAAAGATATTCCGTATTATCTAGTTTGTATTTTATCACTCGTTCTCCAAATGCTTTTTTCTCAGCTAAAGTTGTAATAAACTTACTTACTTTGTGAGCGCTGTTTAAATCAACCTCACTCGGTATAAGATTATATATTGATTTTGGCAATTCATTAGAGAATGCTTTTTGCTGATATACTAAATTAGTTCCGCTTGTGGATAAAAACCACATTTGTTGGTAAAAGAAGTCATTTTGACTTTGGAAGTAGTTAGGTGTTTTCAATAGTTTTACTATTGGACTGTTTTCGATTACCTTACCACTACTGTTGACGTGCTTAATCTCCATTTGTGCATAAACGCTTGAACGAATAGCACAAATAGCCATTAATACTGGATTTTCTAAAGAAGTCGCTAAATACCTATCGGAATCAACAAAATCGTTACCACCATCTAAAAAAGTGTACGTAAATTGTCCGTCACGATTGCGTTCAACTCTAAAAATCTGTCTACCGAATAAACTAATTGACTTTGTTACCATTAATATAAACGTAAAAATGCCCCAACCGAATTAAAATCAGTTAAGGCATTTAGCTTTAAAATGTGTTGTTTTATCATTTTATCCACGTTTCACAACGTTGTTGATTTATGCAAATATAATAATTTTATTGATAAGTTGTTTAAATTGTTTAATTATTTTTAATTTTGTATGATTTATGATAACCTTCTTGTTCGTGCATACCAATTACTTACATACTTACAGGCATCAATAGCGTGATCATTTCCTTGTTCTGGCTCATCTAATTGAAAGCCTTGTATAACACGCCACGAATGATTTTCATATTCTTTTTCAAGGTTATCGCTTGATTTAGTATAGTATATTGTTTTCTTTTGCAGTAATTCAATACCAGCTTTGACGCTTCCTTTTCCTTTTAAAGCAAAAATAATATTATAACCACTATTGCGTAATTTGCGCCCTTCTGTTTCGTTTATTTCGTTTGAGCTATCACATATTATTTCTAATCTTTTATCTATACCTAGATTGTTTAATTCATCAGACAAAGTGCCTATCATTTTATTCATCGGCTTGTATAGTATTTCGTGAAAAAAGAAACTTTGGTCTCCGTCAAATTTCATAGCTACTAAAGTACTAGGAGCTGAAAGTCCAAAATCCATTCCGTAAAATAAAGGATAAGGCAAATCGTTGAACTCTTTATCGCTTATCACTTTCCAGTCTTTAAATATTCTGTTTGGTTTTTCGGCTTTTAATCCTAATCCGTAAACAGTCCAAAGATAATCACTTGCAGTATTCTGTTGTATATTATATTCGGTTGGCTCGTATGATAGTATTTTTTTCTTTTGCTCGGCTGGGCAAAAAGGATTGTCTTTAAAAGTTGAATGAATTACAATAGCGTTATCTTGTTTTATCAAATCATCACTCCACATTTTACCAAGTGGATTGTAGTCTAAAAAAATAGTGTCACTACAACGCATATCTAATTGATTAAACACTTCTAAAGGCACTTTATAGATTTCATTGAACCAAAGATAGTCGGAATGATAACCGTGTACTTTCAACTCATCATCAGTACCCTCAATGTAAATCGTTGAACCATTTGGAAACGATAAGGTACTTTCTGTTTTATTGTATTTTACTGCATCCCAATTTTCTAAAGTAGGGTAATACTTTAGCATATCTTGCAGAATGGTGTCTTTACAATCTTTTTTAGTATTACGAAATACTGCTAATTTAGTTCTGTCTTTTGTCCAAGCTAATATCCAAAAAATTTGAAGTATGCTAAAAGTCTTACTAGAACGTGAAGAACCACTATTGATAATGTACTTGTATTTCTGGCTATTTAAAGCATCCCAATTTTGTTGAAATACTTTAGTCGCTTGTATCTTCATTTGGATTGACTATTTCAACTGTAATATTTGAGTTGGTATTGGTATTGGTATTATCGCTTTCAACATACTGCATTGACAACTTCTTTAATTCCTCTGGCGTTGCAATCAATTTCATCAAAGCCATCTGCAAAGCTGGAGCGTTACTCGTGTACCATTTTGAACGCATTGAAACCTTTAATGATACCCTGTTTGTTTCTAACAATTCTTTTAGCTCGTTAAGTTCGTTAGAATCAACTTGAAAGAAATCATAAAAAGTAGGTTTTGAGCAAGGTAAAAAAGCAATAATATCATCCACAAAAAACAATTTATGTTTTACTATTACTTCCTTTGCCTGCTCAAATATTTTATTCCTGTCGTATGCCATTGCGTTTTATTTCTAGTGTTGGATCTAGTTTCTTCATTCGGTCGATTATAACTTGGCAGTATTTTGGATCTAATTCCATTCCGTAACATTTGCGTTTAAGTTGATGTGATGCTACCATTGTTGAACCGCTACCTAAAAATAAATCAAGTATTAAATTGTTTTCTTTTGAACTAACCTTTTGATAAAAACTACAAATCTCAATAGTTTTTTGTGTTGGGTGAATTGATTTAGCGTTATGTTCAGTTGATTTAATTTCATTTAATGCTAAATAAGTATCAAGAAATCCATCGCCATTATATCTGCTATCATTCTTTGTGCTTTCTGAAACTTCTAATATCCCACTATTAAAACCTTTCTTGCCTTTATTAGAAAAATAACATACTTCATAATTATTTTTAAAATATCCGCTTGGACTTGGTTTATTTTCGTGTGTTATTCTTTGAATTAATATATTAGTTTGTTTAAAATATTCTTTTATTTTTGAAGCACATTCTGTTATAAATTGTATTCCAAAGTAAATATAAATATGACTATCTTCTTTTGAGAATAATTCAATATTTGGTAAGCACTCATTAAACACTTCTAAATCTTCATCTCCTAAAATACTTCCGTTTGTGTTTTTAATTGCTACACCATAAGGTGGGTCAGTAAATACCATATCAGCCTTTTGACCATCCATCAACTTTGCAACCGTATCACTGCAAGTACTATCCCCACAAAGTAACCTATGCTCTCCAATTTCAAACAAGTCACCTAAAACAATATCCGTTTCAATCCCGCCTTCTGGCACTTCAAAATCATCTTCTTCTGCTTCGAGTACTTCTGTATTAAAATCAATCGGCAAATCTAATCCCCACGCTTCTAATTGGTCAGTATCCCACTCATTCGCTAATACATCCCAATCCCACTCGCCACCGCTTGTATTGTCTTTTATTAAAAACTCCCTTTGTTGGTCTTCTGTTAAATCGGTTTTGATGATAGGTATTTCTTTTAGACCAGCTTCTTTACAAGCTTTGTATCGCATATTACCACCGAGTATAATCATATCTTGATTAACTACAATAGGTCTTATGTTAAGCATCTCTGGAAAGTCTTTAATGCTTTGCACCAATTTTTTAAACTTATCGTCTTTAATAAGTCTTGGATTGTTTGGGTTTAGTTTAACCTCTGATATTTTTACTTTTTCCATATATTTTTAAAACCTAACAACCTAAGTCATTAGGCTATAACGGTATTTTTAATTTACTACCGTTTTTATATTAGTTAAAACCTAATGTTTTTATTTTTAATACTGCTTTGATTTCTTCAAATATTTTATTATCGAATTGTAAGATATAGTCTTGTCCTTGTATAATAACACCCATTAATTCACTATCGATTACATATATACCATTCACGCTAGTTGGTGTAAAATAGAAAGTACGAAAATCTTGTCCGTCTTCTTCTTCAATTAATAATTTAGATGTTATCATACAACAAATATACAAATTTATTTAATATAAAAAACCACTCGTTAAAGTGGTTGGGGAATTTAGTTTTCAATATGATTTAATATGCCGGTTAGTTCACCGTTTGAAACTTCTCCGCTGATTATTTGTTTTTCTACATTGTATTTAAATCGATAAGATGAAATTAACATCATAGCTTCTATACTTTCGGGTTCTTCTATTAATAAATTAATTTCAGATTCTAATTGAGTATTTTTGTTTTTTATTTCGTAATAGTCCGTGAAGTTTCTTAAAATGTAATTTAGTATTTTAGTTTTCATCTTTTATTTATTTTAAGTTATTCATATTTTGCGGTTATTAATAAATCCCATTCAAAATGCTTTGTAGCTTCTGATATTGCCATTTCTTTAGTAGAGTAATAAAAAGGTCTTTCGCTTAATCCACTGTATGATTCAATGTGAATCCAATACGTTGATGTGAAAAATAATAAAACTCTTTTTGTTTTTTCTACTTCTACCGAATACCCTTGAGGATATTTTTTAACTCTTACTTTTAAATTTTGTAGCCACATAGTTAAGTTATTCAAATATAGTGATTAATTATTTAATTTCAAAGCGTTTCACTATAAAACCATCATTGCCATTTATATACTTATTCCCTTTTTCTTCAGTATCAAAACAACTGTATATAATTCCTGTGCTTTGAGAGATACAAAGCCAAACATATTTCTTTTCCTCTTTTACAACTTCCTCAGCTTTAACTTCTATTTCGTTTATTTTTTCTTGACGTACAGAATTGAAAATATCTTCCAGACTATTCATAGAATAATAAAATAAATCACGGTCTAACTTAAAATCATAAAAATTCAATTCGTTTTCAATTTTAAATCTTTTTTTCGCATCTTTCTTTTTGCACTTACAGTCTAATGTTTTAATGTATCTTTTTTGTTCTGGTGTTGTTTTAAATTCTTCCATAATTTATAAATTTGTTAAATAATTTAATTTGCTTTCGTATATTTCAATAGTTCTAGTCACGTATATTATTTCGGGGTTTAATGCTTTGAATTGCTTTTGGCTCTTTATATCAAACATTGTGTAGACTTGATGCTGTGAGAATAAATAACTCTTACTGCCTGGCTTTTTTTTAATAGGAATTATTCCAAAAACTTTTGCTTTGTACGTTACCGTTCTTTCGGCTACTCCTTTTAAAATTGCTATTTCTTGTACTGTTAATAAATCTTCGTTCATAAGGCTAAGGCAATTATAATTGTTAGTAATACAAATATTCCGAATAGAACTTTTCGTGCGTTTAAAACGATTCTTTGGTATTCATCTTGGTCATAGTTTTTCATATCTTTCTATTTTAAATTAATTACTTGTTTTACGCTATCAACTATTTTTTCAAAATCTAAATTATCGCATCGAAAACTTTTAGACTTTGTAAGCCCATTTTTATCCCTAACTTGAATTAACAACTTTTGAGAATTATCTTTTTTTCTTCCTGAGTTTGATTTATTCATTGTTTCTTTTGGTATCATAGTTTCTCTATTTCGGTTTTAACTTCTTCCCAATACCAATCTCTTTCTAATCTACATATTTCTAATATCTCATCAACTGCTATTAATGCACATTGTTTAGCTGATTGAATTGGTTTAATATCTTTTTCTGCCCTACTATGCTTAATAAAATCTGCTACAAGTCTATTTGCTTTTTCTTTTGGTGTTTGCATATTTTTGATATTGATGTTATCTAGTAGTTAGGGGATATTATAGAACAACGACCCCTCATAATTAATATCTTTTTCGGTCTTGTTTCTGTCAAAATCATTTATTCCACAAAGTCCGTTGCAATCAAATAAAGGCTCAACTTTACAATCAGGCATTTCATCAATGCTTTTTAAATTTGGATAGTCTGGATGCTTCACTAAAAAAACTAATTCATTAAAACTTTCCTTTGCTTCTTTGCTTTGGTCTTTTAACATCGTTTTAGGCTCTCCGCTTTCGTCTGTAAGTTCGTGTTCCATTTCAGCCATTGCATAAAACTTATCAGGAAATTCACGTTTCATTTTTTGCCAGTAACCTATACCGCCTTGAACGCATCCAGTCTTAAAACAGTTATTATTTTGAAATCCTAATTGATACATTTTAGGGATTTCAATTTCTGCATCTTCAACAATTTCAATACATTTCTTTTTATCGTAACCATACATCAATAAAGGATAAATTGCTTTTGCTTTCGGATGGTTCATTTTCATTCCTAATGCTCGGTTAAATTCTTTTTTCTCAAATTCAAACCCAAATACTTGAAAATCATAAACTGCTGTTTTTTGCCAATCTTCTCTGCATTTACGTTTTAAAATACTTGAGCAAATTGCACCAGTAGCCACGTTTAATGACAAATGCTTTCTCCATACATCTTGAATAGATGTGTATTTTTCGCCTATGTATGTAATCGTTTCAATTTCTTTGCCGTACCATTTTTCACAATCTGCTTTAAATCTATAAGTATCATCATCTTCATTGTGTGTATCAATCATTATTAATTTACATCTTTCAATTCCGTAAATATCAATAGCAATTTTACAAGCAACTGCGGAAGTAACTCCACCCGACCACCAGCAAATAACATCTTTTACTACTACCATATAAAATAAATTATAATAAAAACTATTGCTGCAAAAACTAAAGAAACAATACATCCAAACTCTTTTTCTTCTTCTGTTCTTGGATTCCAATAATTATCTTCATCTATACATTCCTGAGCCGTTCCAGTGTTATAAAAATTATATTTTTTATGATTTGTAATAAGTAATAAATCATCAACTATTTTATTAGCATCTTCTTTACCGTATAAATCACGTACATTTTTATCGCATTTTTCACACTCTACTTCCCATTCACTACCGTAGTAAACAGAGTGAAATTTATGTAAACATTGTTTTTTCATTTTATCTTTTTTAAAAATTATTAATAAAATAACATCCCCTAACAATCGTTTGTACTAAGCGGCACTCGGTTTTCTTTGGATTTTTAGTCATTAATTTAAAGTTTAGTTTATGTTTTTTAATATGGTTTTTAATTCATCCGCAACGACGAGCAAAGCCACAAAACGTTATAATTAACTTTAATTACGGTTAAAAAGATTATGCTTTAAATCTTCGAGCATTTCTATAATTTCTTCGTAAGTGTAATTCATAATAGTTTCACTTTCTATTTTAGCTATTAATTTGTCTATTTCTTCCATTTCTTTAGTTTGCCGTGTAAATCATTTCCTTAATTCTTTTACAAATATAACTATTAATATTAATTAAAATACATTCAACATTAATTTATATTCAATCTAAATAACATTTAAAAAAGTATCACTATTATTTGTATGCAATTCAAAGCCACCCGAATTTTCTAAATAGACGAATGAGTATATCCAGTGCCAACATTCAACTTTATTAACCCAACGTGCTGGCTTTGTTAAATCCTTTCGGATGCCGACATATCTAAATGTTTTATTTAATGGAGAAGTCTGAGTAACCGAACCATCTAAATAAAATTTAATTCCTTTATATAAAATCGATTCCATAATCTGTCCAGCATTTTACGTTAATACCCATTGATTGCATTTCTTTTATTCTTACTTTTTGAAGTTCTGAAAGTTTACCATTTGGCTTCTTTACCTCAATAAACATAGTATCATTATTTTTAACCGCTAATAGATCAGGGTAGCCATTTTTGTTGCATTTAATTAATTTAAGAACTAAGTAACCTTGCTTTTCTAATTGAGTTATTATTTTCTTTTGTATCTGTTGTTCTGAAATCTCGTTTAAATGTTTCATTTGTATAATCTTTTTTATTCATTACTGATTTATAAATTTTTTCTTCAATTCCATTCTCCGCAAATATCCAATAAATTTCATTTGATTTTCTGTCCATTGTAGTCAATCGGTCCTTTGCTTGAAAGTAACTAACGGCACTAAATTGTAGATTTAAAAATATAAGATAATCCGCTTTTGATAAACTAATTCCTTCACGCCCAGAAACTATCTGAAGTGCTATATTTTTATTAGTTGTATTAAATTCATCTAAATCGCTTGTCAAGTTTTCTGCTCCAAATACTTGACTTAACATATTGAGTTCAGCAACAAAATTATAAAAAATAGCTATCTTTTTACCTTTAAACTTTTCTTTTATAAACTCGGCTTTTGTGTTGTCAATTATTTGAGTAGTTCCATCATTATACTTAATTGTACCACTAAAAAGCTGGTGTATCTTTTGTTGTAGTTTAACTCCCGTATCGGCTATAATTTGCTTACCACTTGTTGAACTTGTTACTACTAAATCTTTTATTAATTTTTCAGTAATAGCATAAGTAATAGGTTTCATTTTAACCTTTAAAATATTCTCTTTTACTTCGGTTGTAAACCCAGCTTGCTCCTGTGTAAAAGTTAAAATATGATAGCGTATGTGATGCCAAAAGTCTTTTTTGCGTGCATTAGAATAGTCTTTTACTTGTGCATATCCTAAATACTTCAATTTAATATCTACAAAATCATTCGCCCATTTATAGAAATTTGGGTATTTATTGAATGGACTATGATTTGATAAAGTAAATAAATGATAGTATTGAGAATAGCTTTCGGGCGTTGGTGTTCCTGATAACATAATCATTGGAATATCGCCAAACCTTGACTTAACGTCTTTATGATATTTACTAGGTTTTGGGTAAGAAGTATATCCGTGAACCTCATCAATAATAACTACATCAAAATCATTGGTTTCAATCTTATGTAATGATTCTCGATTGATAATAGTTAAATCAAAATCATTTAAATATTTAAAATCCCAATAATCATTTTCAATACTCGAAAAGGCTTTTATCTTTGTGATAAATAAAACTTTTTTAGCTCCAAAAAGTTTACACGTTTCCAAAGCTGTTGCGGTTTTACCACAACGAACCTCCATAAAAAGACAAACGATTTTCTTCATTTTTAAAATATCGTTTGCATCATTTGCAATACGAACTTGATAATCTCTTAAACTCTTTACCATAAAAATAATGATTTTTTAAACTTACAAAGTAACACATCATTATATTTATCATCATTCCACCCTACAAAATCCAAAACAAATCTTTTTGATACTGGTAAAATTGTTGGTAAAATATATCTACTATCATTTTTTTTATTAATCCAAAATCTTATTTGATTTAATTCATAAGGAGTTAATACAAAATTTTCTTGAAAATCTATTTTTATAGATTTACCATTTAATTCTTTTCTAAATGTTGGGTTTAAATTTGCCATAATTAAAAATCTATATCATCATTACTATTATCTTTTGTATCAAATCCTGAGACTGAAAACTTACGAATACCGCCATTAGTTGTATCTTCTCTTTTCCATTGCTTATAATCAAAGTACATACCTAACCAACGCCCAAACCAACTTATATTCATAGTTCTTGGCATTTCTCTAACTCCATCCGCATAAGATTGCATTATTTCTTTTGTAGTATAAAAGTGATCAGGCTTCCATAAAAATTCATTCTCACAAAAATCGTAAAAATCCTCACAAGTATTTGCAATTAATTTTTTAGTTTTACCAGTCTTTAATTCTGAATAAATTAATCCGTGTTTAAAATATTTTTGAATGTTTCCAATCATATAACTAAAAAAACAATTCCATTCATTAACATTCCAATCCGTAAAAAATAATTTTCCAAACTCATTTATTGGTTTATATGTTTTTGAATAATGTCTATAAAGTTCTATTTCTACCTTTCTGGCATCGTGTGAATCACCAACTCCAGACAAAATATAGTTTGAAGTAAATAATATTTTTGGACTTCTGTCGAATGGTATTTCAATAGGTTGTAAATTCTTTTTGTTTAAAACTAAGTTACCAGTTATAATACTAAATAAAGTTTCAAATTTAAAACTACGTTCCATATCATCAAAACAAATAATGTTATCATCTAAGTTAATTGTTTGATATGGAAACTGACCTTTATTGTTAAATTCTTTACCATTTAAAGTAACTAACTTTCTGCAATTTTGTAATGCTTTTGATATTAAAGTTTTACCAGTTCGACCGCTTGGATTATCATTTAAAGTTTCATCATAAAAAATAATTGCTAATCCTTCATCTTGTTTTTTATAGTTGTTCAGCAAATAACCAATGGAAGTTTCAACTATTAATTTTCTTTTTTCGTCTTTGTTTGATACATTATTTATAAATGTTTCAAAATCTGTATTATCATTTGTAAATGTAAAATTATGTGGAATTATATTTTTTTGCCAAACAAAACCACCTATATTAATATAATCTATTATTTCGGTAGTTTCTTCAGTTACTTTTAAAACTCCATTTTGAAAAAATAAATAAGAATTTTTATCATCATCACGAACCATTGCTAAATCTTTTGTAGCTAATTGATTTAAATAATTTTCAGAAAACTTAGTAGTAGATTTAGCAAAAAAATTATAAACATTCATATCTACATCAACAACGTGATTTAAAACAAAATCTTTTATATGAACTTCATTTACTTCATTTATAATATTATTATAAACTTTTACAAATGTAAATTCTTTGTCATTTAATTGAACTTTATAATATCCTCTATTTTCTAAAAATAACTTAAACTTATAATCGTTTAATGATAGTTTACCATTTTTATCAGTATCCCAGAAAACAAGAAAATCATCCTCAAAATCAAAATCTATTATATCTTCAATATCTGAATCTCCTAATCCGTCTTTTCGAAATTCCTTCTTTGCTTTCTGAACTCCCTTTTTTAGTAGTTTTTGTGCCTCCATCACTTTATTATCATCAACTAAAGTTAAAGAATCAAATTCGTGTGTATTCTTGTAACCACTTTTAATAATTGTTTCAAGTTCTAAATCAGTTAATCCAGATGAATAATAATTTTTAAATAAACTTAGTGCCTCATCATTTTGCAAACCAGCACGATTTAAACCACAAGCTAATTTATAAAGATTGTTGTTTCTTTCGCCAGCATTTAAAGTAAATTTTTTATTAAACCACTTTATAATAACATCAACTTTTTTTGATGTATCTGTAATTTGAAAATAAGTTGGATAATTGTTTTTTCTTGTAACCTCTGTATATTCTTTTTTTAAAGTCCATACTTTAGAATTTTCATTAATAAATAAATTTGAATCAAAACTTTCATAACAAACTCTTGAGATATCTTTTGTTGAAGTATCTAATTTCGTATCAAAAGTTTCGCAAAGTGCTTCATAATATTTTTTATGATTGTTTATTTCTGGTGGAATTTTTACTATTGCTTTTACTCCATTACCAGAAGGAGAAATAAAAGCCGAATAAATATATTCATTATCTTGTAATGAATCTCTTAAACAAACCGCATCATCTACATCATCAAAATCTAAACAAGCAAACCCAGAATGTTTAATGCAGTTTTTTGCTGACCTATAACTAAACTCACCAGAAAAGCAAACAGATTTTAATTCTGCTTTAGCTTTATTTCTTGTATGCTTATCTTCAATAGTTCTAACATTATCTATTTTAGATTTGTTTGAACCATCTTTAAAAGATAAAAGTACTTCGTTGATTTCTTTGTAGAATGGATTTTCTACATCTTTAACGTGTGCAAATATTGTAACCATAATTTAATAAAAAACCTTTTGAATTTCGTCGTCTCAAAACTACTCTTCAAAAGGTTACCTTTTTAATATTTTTAATTGAGACATTATAAATACAAATATACAAATAAATTTAATACAAAAAACAAAACACCAAAAAAAAGCATAAAAAAAAATGCAGTTCCTTTATTTTATAGTAGCTAAGATATAAAAAAACAGCAAAACGGCATTTTTTTACTTTTTAAACAAAAAAATATTTTTTTACATACTTTTATAAATATATATAAGGATATTACGCTTTTAGTGTGTTTTAGTGTTTTAGTGTATTTTAAATAAAAAAGTAATATAATTATGTAATTTATTACATAATAAAAAAACCCTCAATTAAGAGGGTTTAAATTAGTTGTGTTGTATTTGTATTTAAAACTCTAAATCATCTCCATCAGGATCGTTTCCTAAAACTTCATCTTCAATAATTGGTTCTGCTTTTACTAAGTAAGCTTTTAAATAAGTTTCTAAAGTGTTGAAGGCTTCGTCTGCCAAATTGGCTTCATCTTCAGAAAGTGATTTAAAAAATGTAAACTCTGGAGTATTAAATTTAACTGCTCCTTTTTTACCTTCTAAAGCGGTTGCAACTTGTACCCATTCATCAGGTAAACGATTACGTGTTTTTTGCGTAAACTCACCCCACTTTTGCACTGCTGATCCTTTTAATTGAATGTTTGCAAGTGTACCATCTTCAAGCATAATGTAAATGCTTTTAGTGTAATGCCCTCCAGCTGCAACAATTTTCTCTTTAATGTCTTTGTATAAACCTTTAGCAATTTCATTGCCTTTAAATGGTTTAACAGTCATAGGTTCTTTAGAAATGAATTTCACTTCATTAGAATAGATTGCGCTTGATGTCGAATCATTCCATCCCTTAATGGTATGCAATTCATCTAATACCAAAAACTTAAAAGGCAAAGGAATTGAAACGTTTAACGCTGTTTCTTTGTCGTAATAAGAAAAACATTTGTCATTTGATTTCCAGTCGATGAATTTTGTTGCTGGATTTGATTGTGGCGTTTGAAACGCCTGTCTGCGATTACTCATAATATTTATTTATTTATGGCTTTCAATGAAGGAGCGAAAGCCTTGCTCCTGTTAATTATGAATTGTAAATATACAAATTAAAAGCTAATCGACAAAGAACTTTTGCGAATATTTTCACTTACTTTAGGAACTTCAACACCTTCTGAATCGTAAATAGTTTCATTTGATTTTTGAGCCACTTTTAAAAGCATTTCTCTATCTGTTAATGCTTGTTTAATTTGTTGCCATTTTTCATCCTCTGAATAGTTTGGAGTACTTCCGCCATTGCGATACGTTCCTTTGATACCGTACGCTTCAAAATTTTCTGCTGGTAAACTATTTTTAAGTTCATCAGTTACAATTGATAATACTTCGTTTACTCTAACCGCCTGTGCGAATAATTCCATTTTATCCATTTCGCCACTATCTAATAAGTTAGTAGTAAATTTCTTTGCAGAAAGTTGTAATTCTTTTTTTGAAGGTAAGAAGTTGTTAGTGTTAACTTCCTGTTCTTGCATTAGCATTAATAAATTTTTTGTTGCTCCCATTATTTTAATGTTCAATTAATTGTTGATCTTTGAAAGCTTTAAAGTTGTTAAACTCCCAAACTGTGCCATCTTTATTTTTAATAACTTCTTTTATTCTATTCAGGTTTTTATTTACAAAATCCATCGAATCGCTATCTAAAATTTTATAAGCTACTTCTCTATCTCTAATATAAAGTAACTCAAACTTTTTACAGGACATATCTTTTACACTTTTGAAATTTTCAAAATATTGCATAACTGAAAAAGGCGTTTCATCATTGAATAATTTTTCTACTAATGTCATAACTCTATTTTTTAACGTTAACAATTAAATCCGAAATTTCACATCCTAACTCTTTGCAAATTTTATCAATTAAAATTATCGGCCGAATGTTTAAATCTAAATAAGATTGTAAGTTTTCTTTATTTGAGAATATAACGGTCAGATGATTTTGAAGCGATTTGTTAAACTTACTTTCTAAGTCGTAAATTGACTGAGGCGTTTCGTTTATTAATTCAGCTAAAGCAACCGCAGTTAATTTAGGCTTGAATTTTTGGCGGGTTTCTTTTACTTTTACTTTGTACATCTAATTAAGTTTTTTATTATACAATGGGTTTTCGAGTCTTATTTCGTTTTGACATTTTGTAAATAACGCAATAGTTGATTGTGGGATGATTTGGTCAGATTTTAACCAAGCTTTGAAAAAATCACAATACTTTTTTTCTTTGTGGGTTTTTGCTACTTCCATTATGTAAAAAATTTATGTATTGGATTTTGTAAATTTACGTTTTTAGCTTCGATTTTATTAAAAGCACCTTGCATTTGGTTTGGGTTTGAAACATCGCCCCCTAATCGTTTATACCAATTCTCAAAGCTTTTACATTCTTTTGCCCAGTTGTTAAATTGTTTTGTTGTCATAATTATTTAAGTTTAAGTTATTAAGCGTCTAATCCGTAAAATCCATAGTACGGGTCGTTTTGATAGTTTGAATCTTCTGTAAAGTGTTCTATTTCGACTTCACGGTATGGCGTATCGTCTAATCTTTTGAACATAGTTTTAACTTGCTTGTCTGTTGGGATTACGTCAAACCATTGACCGTTTACATTTTGACAAAATTGCTCTATGATATTTGTTCCGTTTTCATCTTTGTAAAAGTTTACGCAAATAAATTGGTTTTTAAATTCGTAACTCCATTCGATGTCTGAAATGTAGTCTAATTTAGCTTCGGTTATTGCGGTGTTAAAGTTTTTCATAGTTTTAATGTTTTAAGTTAGGCAAATGTAATACAATTATTTTAAATAAAATAAGATTTGCTTATTTTTTTTATGTTAAATTTTATGTTTGCCTTATTTTACTGGGGTTAACAAATGAAAAAACGCTACCAAGTGATAGCGTTTTTAAACTTAACCCAAACAAAAACTTAAATATGAAAATCAAATTTAGTAAATTTTTTTTAACTTGACAAATTATTATCATCTTTTTTCTTCCCTATTCCAAAATACCACCAAATTAAAAACATTATAATCAAAGTTGCTACTATCATAATCTTTGTAAAATCAAATTGTTCACGCTCTATATTTTTTACTTGTTTACTTTTGTCAATTATAAGAACTTCTTTTAAATCGGTTTTAACATCGTTTTTTTGATTTGTAGCGACTTTCTCCGCTTTGTCTATAACTATATTGCTTTTTATTTTTTTGTGCTTTAAAATAGCGTTAAAATACTTTTTGCCGTTAACTGACATTTCTTTAGTATTATCAATGGGTGCAATTTCAATTTCATCCGTATTTGTGCAGTCAATTACCTTTGTGTTAGTATCAGCTTTTATTTCTATTGTTGTATTATCAGTAGTGGTTAACTCGGTTGTTTTATTTTCTTTAATTACTTCTTTGCTCTTTTCTACTTTTCGTGATCCGCACCCGATTAAAAAGAAAGCTGATAATAGTAAGATTGATTTTTTCATAATAATTTTAATTTTTGTTTTATAATTTTAAAATATACATTATTTACTCGTTCGCTACAAATACCACGATTATAGTAGAAATTCATTACTTTTTTTATTCTTTGGTAATTTGAAGAACTCATAAATTAATTTGTATTTTTTGTGTTTCACATCCCAGTTTATGTACACCATTTATTTGATGGCAATATTTACAATAGTCATCTTGTACGCACTTTGGATACGTACAGCACTCTAAATTGCAAATCTCTCCATCTCTTTTGACTCCACCTAATTTACATTTGTTTGAATCAATACCATTTGCCCAAAACATATCGCAGTTATCAGCATCTTGTTCACGATTAAATACTCCATAAGTTTGGCAAAAAGTACTCAATTTTGCCGTAAACCTATAACAATAATCTTTTGATGGACATAAAATATCTAAACACATTGATATATCAGCCATCGTTAAACTATTTTATAATTGATAATTCGTATATTTTTTACTTTATAATCGCCATTTTTTTCGACTATTACGTGAGCAAACCCATTTGAGTAATTATTATAAGGAGCATACTCAGGCTCTAATCCACAAAGACAACCCGTTGACCATGTCGTAACAACATTACCGCTTAAAGTTTTTTCGGTATGTTCAGACGCTCTGTGATGATGCCCAACGATGCAACTTTCTTTTGCTTTCATAAACAACCCCCTTGCTGGGTTAACTGGCGGAGCAAAACCACCAAACCACTCGTGACCGTGTAATATTGGAAGTTTGCCAGCTAAAGCCATTTGTTTATCTTTTACTAGCGTAACGCCAAACTCTCTAAATCTTAAAAGTTGTTCCAATTTAAAATCATCAATTCCTAATAATTCAGGTGCTTTTATCATTAGATAATCTTCATAACGCTTTTCGTGATTTCCGATTTTGTAATAAATAGGACATTTAAAAAGTTCCTGTAGTTGCTTTAAGAAGTTTCTAACCATTTCCAATTCGCCCGCCATATCCCTCAATCGTCTGTCTTTCGTAAACCGTGAACATTGATAAAAATCTGCAATGTCGCCATTTAAGTAAATAGCGTTTACATTGTTATCTAAGCCATATTGCAAAGCCAATTCTAGTGCTTTGTTATCCTGATAAGGGAAATGAATGTCGCTTAAAATTAGAATGTTATTTTGTCCTTTTGGAATAATAAAAGGCTCACATTTTTCGTAATCACTTTCGGGTAATTCAATTCTCTTTGACATAAATTGCTTTTTAGTTTCTTCTGAGCGTTCGGCTATTCGTGTTACTTTTGAACTATTAACCCCGTTTTCGCCTCTATATCGTCTAACGTTTCCCCTTACTGATTCCAAACTATTGAAATCTAATTTATGATT